GTGACCGGCATCCCGGCCTACCTCTACTCTGGCGCAACTGGCGGCGGCGCTGGTCGCACGGCGTCTGGCCTATCCATGCTTATGGACAACGCAGCCAAGGGCATCAAGAACGCCATCGCTTCAATTGATGTGGTGGTGTCTGCCATGGTCAGCCGTCTGTACATGCACAACATGATGTACGACCCAGACAACTCCATCAAGGGCGACTTCTCCATCACCTGCAAGGGTGCGTTGGGTCTGGTTCAGAAGGAGCAGCTCAACCAAGCTCGTGCTCAGTTCTTGCAGATGACAGCAAACCCTGTCGACATGCAGATCATCGGCATTGGCGGCCGCGCCTACCTGCTGCGCGAAGTGGCGGACAACTTGCAAATGGACACCAACCGTCTTGTGCCCACGCCCGAGATGCTCGAGTACAAGGCTGAGAAGCAAGCTCAGTTCAACGCTGCCGTACAACAGATGCCAGGTCAAGGCACACCTGCTGCGCCAGCAGCTCCATCCGAAGCGCCCATGCCTGAACAGCCAGCGCTACAACAATGAGGTCAATCATGAAAGCAAAACCAACAGTGAAAGCAAAAGGCGTTTACCGCGGCAAAGAAACAATGGCCGAGGAACGCAAAGAAGCCACCATGCCCATGGGCTACAAGAACGGTGGCTATGTGAAGAAGATGGCCAACGGCGGCATGGTCGCACCCAATGCGCGCACCGGTGCTGGTGGCCCTGGAGTTCGCTCTGATCAATCTTGCAACTACAAGAAGAAATAAGTTGCAGTGCTAAAGCAAACCCCAGCTAGAGTAATTGCAGCGTTGGCCTCATTAGAGGGCAACAGTGAATTTGAAGCGTTGCGTATGTATCTCCAAGAATGTTTGGAGGAACTGCGCAGCGATTCAGCAACAACGAAGGATGAAATCATCTTGCGTTGGCAACAAGGTGGGATACAGGTCTTGGGTGAGCTGCTTGATCGCGCAGCCAAATCACGAGAGCTGACCTACAAGTTGCAAAAGAAATAACGCCCCGTTGGGGCAACGCTTGACCAGTGGCGTTCACTGGCACTTGAACACCGGACTGAAAGAGTTGGACACCGCAAGGACCCAATGGCTTGAGGGTAAGGCTCAGGAGATTTAATTGGACCGACTACCACGCGCCGTCATTGAGGCGGAAAGAAAGGCGAACGAAGCGCTCGAAAGAATTCAGGCAGCTCGTAATGGACAAACACCAGAAGCGGACCCCGCTCCTGAGCCAGCTCCTCAGCCACCGGCTGACCCAGCGGCTACCACTACGGATGCAACGCCACCTGCACCACCAGCTCAAGCCCCGACTGCGGGAGACGATGACAAGTGGGAAGCCAGGTACAAAACGATTGCTGGCAAGTACAACGCGGAAGTGCCGCGTTTGCATCAGCAGTTGAAAGAGCGTGACTCTGAACTCAAAGGGCTGAAAGACAGAATTGAATTGCTTGAAGCAGCATCCAGCAAGGAGCCGCTCATCAAGCCCGAGGAAGTGCAAGAGTTTGGTGAACCCCTGGTCGATCTGATTCGTCGCGCAGCGCGTGAAGAAATCGGAGCCAAAGACACAGAGATTCAGCAGCTCAAAGCAAAACTGGATTCATTTGAAGTCAAGACAACCGCGAACACCGAAGCCACGTTTTATGAGGACTTGGCCAAAGCTGTTCCAGATTGGATGGCGATCAACGATGACCCAGAATTCCACAGGTGGCTTGCTGAACACGACGAATTAACCGGATTCCAGCGCCAGCAGATTTTGTCCACAGCCGAAGCGAATCGTGATGCAACTCGTGTTGCCCGCTTTTTCAGTGCGTTCAAGAAGGTTCAAGAAGGTACAGCGGCTGCTGCCTCCACTACATTGGAGTCACAAGTCGCGCCGACAACGTCTCGAGTCGACGCGCCCCCACAGGGCAAGAAGATTTGGACACGCGCAGAGATCGCAGATTTCTACGCCAAAGATCGGCGCGGTGCGTACACCGATGAGCAAGCGGCAGCCATTGATAGTGAAATTCAGGCGGCTATTGCTGAACGACGCGTTCGCTAAACCTGCCTGAGCAACCGTCTTGAGGTGCTCAAATGTCAGTTTCTACCACCAGCGGCTACTATGTAAGTGGCCAAACAACCGATAACTACGCAGCCAACTTCATCCCCGAAGTATGGTCGGGCAAGTTGCAGGTCAAGTTCTACAAGTCCACAGTGTTGGGCGAGATCACCAACAACGATTGGGAAGGCGAGATCAAGGGTCAAGGCGACAAGATTCACATCCGCACCATCCCAACGATCACCATCAGCAACTACACCAAGGGCATGTCTTTGACTAGCCAAGTGCC